AGGATTTTCAGCTATTATTCTTTGTCTTTCTTCTTCTTGCTCTCTAGCATTTCTTGCAAGCATAGCTTCAAATGCTTCTTGTGATTCCATAATAGATGTACCACCCATACCTATTGATGCTGGTATATAAGCTCCTGGTTGTGTTAAACCAGTTAATATATTCTTACCACCTTCCATACTAAATCCACCTGCATCTCTAAATGCTTGTCCTAGAGTAGGATCAGCAGCTAAATATTGTTCTGAACCAGGTATAAAACTTTCTGTTCCTGGTATTCCAACACCTGTTTTTGCAGCTTGTGCTATTGTATTTTGTGATGCAGCTAATGCTTTTGGAACATATAAATCAAGTGCTTGTTGCCCTGCTGTATTAAAACCAACACCTGCTGCACCTTCTATTGGTGGTCCAACTAAAGCAGGATTAATCATGCTTGGGTCTTTTATTAATTGACTTGTTGCTGCATCTGTTGCCACATTAGTAACTTTATCTGCTGCTGCTGTAGCTGCTTCTGTACCTTGTTGTACTGCTCCTGCACCTTGTAATGCAGAACCAATACCATATCCTGTTAAACCAGCTAATAAACCTTTTTTAAGATCACCTGTTACAGCATATTGTGCAAGACCAGAACCTATAGCAGAACCTAATAATGCACTACCTGTAGCACCTGCTAATAATGTACCACCTGCTAAAGAACCTAATACTGGTGCAAGAAAAGGTAAAAAGGCTTCTGGCTGTCCTGTTTGTGGATTAATTGTTAAAGGCACAGCTTGTGCCAAACCTTTTACTTCTGCTGGATTAACGTGCAAAAGCATAGAATCGCCATAACGACCTTGTGATGCTACGTTTTTAGTTTGTTGTTTTATATCCATAGTTTTACCGCCTTCTTTAAATTGACTTCCATAGTTAGGATTTATTGCTGTTGATAAAATTCCTTTAAGTCTTGGATCGTATTGATAACCTTGTAATTGTGGAGCAGGTCCATATACATTTTTTTGTTGTAAAAATTGTTTTGTTTCTGGATTATAAAATAATCCTTCAGGACCTCTTAAATAACCTGATTCTTTATCAAGACTAAAATTTTTTAATCTATCTATTGTAGTTGTTGTATCAGGATATGCTTCACTTGAAATTGTTGTTGTTCGATATCTTTCTTGATCATTAGCAGGAATATATTTTTTACCTACTGTTCCACCTGCAAAATCAGGTATTTCAGGATCAAATCCATATCCAGACTGCATATTTAATTCTTTAGTAATAAAGTCACTAAAAGGTTTTGATCTATCTCTTTCAGATATATTTAATTTAGGAGCTTCATTATCAAATACAGTATCTGTAACTTTAAATTTTAAAATATCATTAACAAGTTTTTTTCTTGCATTAGCTCTATAACTTTGATATTCATCATTAGAAAGTTTTTGTTTCTGTATAACCAAATCTTCAGACATTTTTTCAACTCTATCTGCTATTTTTGGATCACTCATATTAAGTTTAAAACCAGAACGAGGGTCTGGATCACCAAATGCTCCAACTTCAATAATTAATTTTTTATCATTATTTGTTAAATTAAAATCTGTTTTATCTTGTAATAATTTATTAATAAAACCAGCACCTGTTAATTTATATGATTTGATTAAAGGATTATCTTCTTTAAATATACCAATTGTTTCTTTTAATGCTTTACCAGTAAAAATATCTTTTATTTGCGTAGGCTCAACTTTAGTTGCAACATAAGTTAAAAATTCATTAAATTGTTCTGGATTAATATCTTGTTTTTTTTCTGTCACTATCTTTCCTCTAAGGTTTCACACCCAAATGCTGAAAAACTAAAATCACTTGAGCTTGAGTATATTTTTAATTCGTCTGTTTGTCCTAATGTTATACCTATTACTATTGTATCAGTGGTATTAGCATTTATTGCTTTATCATAGAACAAATATTCTTTATCTCCTGTGGTTGCACCTGCTACAGATACATTAATTCTATATGTACCAGCAGTTCCTGCACGATTGCAAACTACTATAGAACTTATAGTTGTCTGTGTTTTATCAGGAACTGTATATAAAACTGTTTCAGTAGTAGCTGCTGGGTCTGATTGTCCTAATACTTTTAATATATCAGACACTGCCTTTACTCCCCATTAATAAAAATTGATGTCTACGCAATGATCTGCTAACAACTGATTGTTGCATTGTTTTAAGATTACCTACTTCAGAATTTAAATCTTGTATTGCTTGTTCAATAGTTCTACGAGTAACTCTTTCGTTTTCTTGGTTATACTCTATATCAGGAGTAAGTAAGGGTATTGAGGTTTTTTCTGCCATTATCTTTTACCATCCTGTCTTAACTCTAATCTAAGATCACCCAGTCTCCAACTATAATCATTAGCTGTGCTTTCTACTCTTATAGCACTTTGTCTAGTTCTAGCTCTCATATTACTAAATGTAGAATTAGGATTCACAGATACTGTTTGCAAAGTAGATAAACTTTCTAATGGATAGTTTCTACCTTTTAAAACAACATCTACTGTATCTCCACTATCAGTTGTATTTTGAAATTTAATGTCTGGCAATAATTTAGATACAAACATAAATTTTTCACCATCAGGGTCTAAATCAAAATCTGATGATTCTATATATGCTGTAAAGTCTGAACCATCTGCACTAAAACCAAATTCTTGATTATATAAATAATTATTATCAGTATCGTCTAATTTACCAGCAGCTATAGGATTAGATAATATATATGCAGGATTCCAAGCTGTTCTTGTAAATCCATCATTTGTTGTACCTACAGTCCAGGATTGTTCCAAATAATTATAAGAAACATATCTATTTACTTCTTGTGAATCTGCACTAGGATAAAACCAAATAACTTCATTATGTTGTGGAATAGGTGCAGCAAATACTTTAAACGCTTGTTCTAAATTTATATCACTAAATACATAATCCAAAACTGTGCATGGCAATCTTTGTCCTGAACCAGCATATTGATAAAAAGCACCATTATCCATAAAGAATACAATGTTACCTCCTGTTGCCATAGCATTTGGAGATATTAAAGACATTCCTGTTGCAACTTCATTAAAACTAAACACAAAAGGTGCACCAACAAAACGCATAGATACAATACCTGCATCTGTCCATATTAATATTTCTTGTCTTGTTTGTAGTGCTCCAACAATTGAAGAACCTGTAGATAACTGTACACCACCTGCTGAGTTTGTAGCTGTTGGTGTCCAATCTACTGCATTTTCTGCATCTGAAAATCTTACTAATAATGGGTCTATAGTAGATGATCCTATAGGATTGCATCCAAAAGCAATAACGTGCCTGTCAACATCTGACATCATTATTTGCAAAGCAGCAACTGGGGGATTACTTGCACCACCAACACTACTTGCAATAACTGCTCTTGTAGTTACTCCTGATGATTCATCCCAATAATAAAGTGCACCATTTCTAGGCAAACATAATCCATCATCACCAAAATTATCTAAAGACCATAATCTTAATTGATTTGTTAAAGATAATGCTGTAGCAGAACCCCATGCTCCTGCACCCCAAGCTCCTACACCATAACCAGATGAAGGAACATAAGAATCAAGACCTATATTTAATTGATAAGCTCCTACTGTTGATGACCCACCATTACCTGAATCAGAAGAATTTGCTAGCACTGTGCTACCATCAGTATCTTTTGCTTCAATGGTATAACTATCTGCATCAATAATACTTGCAATTTCATATTCTTGATTTAAAACTGTAGCAGTTATATTTCCACCTAAACTTACTGCACCACTATATGTAACAAAATCTCCTAATACTGCATCGTGTGCAGTATCTGAAACAGTTAGTGTTGCATCTCCATCTACTGCTGCAAAAGTAACATCTCCTGCTGTTGTGGTTGATCTTATAGGAGTTATATCGTAAAAATTATTACCTTGTTGCACATATAATTTTTTATGTGTTCCTAATAAATTGTATTGAATTTGATCCGCATCTTTATAAACATGAATTTTTCTGCAAGTTCCAATAAAAGAATTAGATGAATTTTTTGCCCAACCACCTATTCTTTCAGGTCTACCTTTTCTAAATCTAATTTTATCAGAGTCAAACCATCCGCCTTCATTAGAATAATTTGTTCCTTCTTTGTTTATTCCTGGTTTAAATACAAATTTAGAAAATGGCATTTTATACCTCTATCCATTCTTTGCCTTGAAATAAAAGTGATTCAGCCTCTCTTCGTCTTACTAAACCTTCTAATACTTTTCCACCTGCTTTATTCCAACGTTTCATCTGATTAGGCACTTCATCCCAATCTTTTTCATTAATCTTAATTAACATTGTACTTTTATTTAAGTTTGTAGGACCTAAGTTATATGTCCATGCTACAAGTGCATCAAATTGATTTTGTGTAAGCTCAACTGTAACAGCATCATTTACATATCCACCATATTCATTCAACTCTTCTTCAAGCCACTTATCAGCTTGTTCCTGTGTACAGGTATCGCCTATTGTGACTCCTTTTGTTCTTCCATAAGCAATTGTTGGAACATTAACAGCATCATAATATGCTTGCAATTTGCAACCTTCAAATTTTTTAATAAGTGATATGCCTTCATGTGATATTTTCATATTAATCCCCTTTGTTTGAATCAGATGCTCCGAAATAAAACGAAATAACCGCACTTGCTAACCCTCCAAGATATCCGAGAACTAAATTTATTAATGCTTCACTATTTTGTTCTGGTGGTTGCAAAGTTACTAAAAATATATAACCCATAAAACCACCAACAACAGCAATACCCATAACTCTAGCTGTCCAATCTTTACTAAATTTACCTCTAGCGTCTTGTTTGTCTGCTACTTCTAACTTAAATACATCTACTTCAAGTTCTTTCATTTGCAATTCAAAACTTTGTTCAGCTTTTTTAAGTTCTAACATTTGTTCTGGAGTAGCTGATTGTATAGCTTCATTAATTGCTTTTGATTCAGGTTTGCAACCAAGTACACCTGCTACAACAGATGCTGCTTGTCCACCTAATGGTCCACCTAATGCAGAACCTAATGTAGGTGCTATAGCTCCTACTACATTTTTTATTAAATTAAATTTCATTTATTTCCATGTAAATATTTTTAGTGCTTTTGCTTTGCCTTTAACCATTATAGGCTTTAAAGGTTGTAAATGGTATCCACAATAAACTTCTGTTTGTTCGCCAATAAGTAAATTAACTCCTTTTTCTTTTGTAGCACTTTCTAATCTAGCTGCAATATTTACCGCATCACCAATAGCTGTATAGTCAAATCTACTTTCACTACCCATATTTCCAATAATTGCTTCTCCTGAATTAACTCCTATACCTATTGCTATGTTTGGTAATCCATCTGCTTCTAATTCTTTATTAAGGTATTCGATATTTTGCAAAATATCTACAGCACAATCTAAAGCAATCTTGCTATGATTTTGCAAGTCTAAAGGTGCATTAAATATTGCCATCATTGCATCACCTATATACTTATCAACCATTCCACCATGTTTTTGTACTGCTAATTGTTGTGCAGTTAAAACTTTGTTCATAATGTAAGTAACTTGTTCAGGTGATACAGACTCAGATAAAGATGTAAAACCTCTAAGATCAGTAAACAAAAATGTACAGGTTCTTTTTTCTCCGCCAAGTTTCAAAAGATTAGGATTTTTTTGCAGTTGTTTTACTTGTCTAGGGTCTAAGTAATGTTCAAATTGTTTTTTTATTTGTTGTCTTAATTTGTATTGCTCTCTGAATCTTAAATAAAAAGCAGTTGATGCAATAATAAATCCTGAAATTAAAGACCATGTAACATCAAGTAAAATACCCTTATTAATTATCCAATAACCACTGTAAGCCACAGATAAATGCAATAAACTGGTTAATACTAAACCCCATGTTATACCCAAAGCGTTTAATAGAAGCCATGTCAGTAAGCCTAATATCACAAAAACAGCTAATTCTGCTGTTAAATTCCAATTTGGCACATAAGAACTGTTTTCAAGCAATATAGATTCAGATAGTGCAGCTTGTATTTTATGTGGTTCTAAAAGACCAACTGGTGTTGCTAT